TGGTTCCGACACTTGTTCCGATTATGGACGCATTTGCTGATCCCCAGGTTGAGACCGTGGTGTTTTGTAAGTCGGCCCAGATTGGCGGCACGGACGCAATGCTTAATGTCCTGGGCTATTTTATTGACCAGGACCCGTCCAGCATTATGTTGATACTTGCAGACGAAGATACTGCAATCCAGGAAATGTCCAGGCGCAGGGTCCAGCCCATGTTTTTTGAGTCTCCGGACTTGCAGCACTTGCCGGATAAGGACCAATGGACAAAGCGCGAACTGGGCTTTGTGAACGGTGCTCGCCTTACTTTCGGCTGGGCCAGTTCGGTGGCGCGGTTGGCGTCCAGGCCTTTCCGAATAGTTTGTTGTGATGAGATAGATAAGGACGGCTACAACGTAACTACGAATGAGGGCGATTCTATCGGATTGGCAAAGGAAAGAACAAATACTTTTGCAGACCGCAAGATCGGGTTGTTAAGCACTCCTACACTGGAATCAGGCCGTATAACCAAGGAATTGCAGAGTTGCGATATAATATACGATTGGCATGTACTCTGCCCGCATTGCGGACAGATGCAACCGCTCAGGTGGTCAATGGAATATGCTACTGGATTCGAGGATGGGCAGTACCGGGCAGAGGACGGTACCTATCATCAGTTAGGCCAGGTACATTGGGATGGTGGCCGGGAAGCAACCCGGGAACAGATAGAACAGGCTCGGTACCAGTGCGGTGAGTGTGGAGCTTTATGGACCACTGTGGAGAAAAACAAGGCTGTACAGCAGGGTAAGATGATCCCCAGGAACGAACCTACCGGGAAGGAACGCAAAATCGGTTATCACGTTAACCGGCTATATTCCCTTTTCCCTGGTGGCCGGTTGGAAAATATTGTCAATGAATGGGTTGACGCAATCAACAGCGGAGATCCGAAGCAGATACAGAATTTTGTCAATTCCACCCTGGCCGAGCCCTGGAAACAGGTCAAGGTAGAGGCGACCGAATCCAGTATTTTAAAGGCAAGGGTTAATTTGCCACCGCAGACTGTACCAGAGGACGGGATTGCGCTTACATGCGGGATAGACAACCAAAAGTATGGCTTCTGGTATGTTGTCCGGGCCTGGGCGCAGGACTTTACAAACTGGTTAGTTGATTATGGCTTTTTGGCAGCCTGGGAGGATGTGGAGGAACTTTTGTTTGATACTGCTTATCCGGATCAAACCGGTGAGCGTACTTTGCCAATATGGAGGGCTGCCATTGATACCGGTGGTGGTCAATTTGACGAAGGTATGTCCATGACCGAAGAAGTTTATTGGTGGATTCGCAAGAATGGAGTCGGACGCGGTTGCAGAGTATGGGCGACAAAGGGTTCAAGTGGACCGCTTACCGGCAAGATAAAAGCCGGTGCTCCCCTGGACAGAACCCCCAGCGGTAAGCCTATTCCGGGTGGGTTGCAGATCGTTTCCCTGGATACCGATAAATTAAAAGATTTGTATCATTATCGGCTGTACCAAGCTACCGAAACCGGGATGCCGCAATCTGCGTATTTGCACAGCGAGGTCGGCAATGACTACGCCAGGCAGATAAAGGCAGAGGAAAAACAGGTAGATCGGAAAGGTAACGAGACCTGGGTGCAAGTGAGCCAAGATAATCACCTACTTGATTGTGAGGTCTTGGCACATGCTTTGGTGGATCCGGAATGGCCTGGTGGTGGTTTGCAGCTATATAAGAGGCCAAAGAAAAACAACGGTACGCAACAGCCAGTTAATAACAATAAAAAGAACAAGTCCAAAACCCGCAATAAACCATCTTGGTTTGATAGGAGGTAGCTTTGAATAGAAGATCTTTTGTCTACGAAAGAAATTTAAGACCAGAGCCGGGAAATAAGTTGTTGGATGTTAATCAGGCAGCAAGTCGTTTAAATGTTAGCAGAGATAAGGTGTATAGGCTTTGCAATAGCGGGGAATTGCCTCATATCCGTTATGGAGAAAAGGGCAAAATAATGATTTATGAGTCGGATTTAAATGAATATCAAAAGGAGTGTTATATAGCCGTAAAATAAAATTTTGTTGCAAATTTTGCATTTTTCGCAAATTTTGCAGACAAATAGATTGCATTCTGTATTTTAGGGGTATGTCTTTTAATACCTGGACTACCCTAAAGCAAAAAATGCTGGATGATCTTGCCGCGAATAATACCACACACGGCTCATACACAGACCCAAACGGTCGCCAGCTAGAATTTAAGTCGCATGATGAATGGATGAAGTTATTTGCCTTTGTAGAAAAAAGGGCAAATAATGAGCAAGGCAAGGCCGGTCCAGTATCGGTTGCAGGGAGGGTTAAACGATGACACAGGTAACTCTCCTTGACCGTTTCGTAAATCGGTTGTCTCCCACCAAAGGTGTTCAGCGCGTCCGGGCCAGGGCGCAGTTCAATGCTATGGTCAATACCGGTCCGGTCAGTCGCCAGGGCGGCAAAAAGACCGGGACATTGGTTAATTGGATAGTCAATAAACTTTCTCGTTTTGGTGAGCAACAGGAGCGGGAAAGCGTTACAGATAGAGCCCAGGATCTAACCGCAAACAACCCGCACGCAACGTCCTGTATTGATTCGATGACAGTCAATGTTGTCGGCACAGGACTTACCCCGCAATCTAGACCCAAAGCCAAAAAGCTGGGGATTACAGAGCAACAATCCCGCGATTTTGCCGAGCAGGCAGAGTGGATTTACCAAAAGTGGAGTAGGCACGCGGATATTCAGGGCCGGTTGACTTTCCAGGATATGCAGTTTTTGGCTTCATATTCTATGCTGATGAATGGCGAATATTTATTCCTACCTACAATGCGGAGTGGAAAACCGGGGCCGAACGAATCCGCGGTTAGGCTTGCTTTGCAAGGATTGTCCCCTCTTAGAATGACGACCCCATCGGACAAGTTTAATGACTTTAGGATTCGGGACGGTGTAGAACTAAACAAAGTCGGCACCCCAACAGGTTATTGGATAGCAACCCCGCAAAATGAAAAGCTGACTCCATATTTAAAAGCATCGGATTTTACCCGGTACCCGGCATGGATTGGTCACAGACCAGGCGTCTTACATAGCTTTTTCAATGCGGCCAAGGAGCCGGAAAGGGTTAGAGGTGTTTCGGTACTGGCACCGGCAATGAAGTTTTTTAAGGATTTGACTGATTATCTGGATTTTGAGTTGGTGGGGAATATCGTGGCATCAAGCTTTCCGGTCTTTATCGAAAAGTCGGATCCTATGGGATACGTTGAAAACAATGTAGAAAGTGATGGTGATGAGAACTATCACGAAGAATATGAACCGGGCAGCGTTCATTATGGAAATCCAGGTGAAAAACCACACATCCTGAAGAGTGACCGTCCATCTAATACTTTTGATGGCTTTGTTGAGACCATCCTTAGATCCATTGGCGCAAGTGTAGGGTTGCCCTATGAAGTAGTAGCCAAGGACTTTTCCAAAACAAATTACAGCAGTGCACGGGCAGCTTTGCTAGAAGCATGGAGAGTGTACTTGGTGCACCGGACCTGGTTGGTAAGGCATTTTTGCCAACCGGTGTGGGAAATGGTGTTAGAGGAAGCATATCTCCGAGGAGAATTGCAGTTGCCGCAGGGTGGTCCGGACTTTTATGACGCAATGGCTGAATATTGCAATGCGGATTGGATTGGTCCGGCACGCGGTCATGTGGATCCGCAAAAGGAAATGGTCGCAAATGTGAAAGGCCTTGAAAACAACATATTAACCTTGAGTGACATTGTAGCCGAACATGGAAAGGATTGGGAAAGCCAACTTGAGCAACGAGGCCGAGAAGTGGAAAAGCAAAAAGATCAAAACTTATCAGATCAAGAGGAAGAATAATTATGCCGTATCCCAATGAACATAGTTGCCGTTTGGTTAATCCTGGTAATTGTAAAGAAGATTCTTTCAGACGTGATTCCGCGGCCAGGGAACATAATGGCAAAAAATACGATGTTATTTACGCGGAATTGAAAAGCACAGGGGAAAGTGTAGATCAGGCTTACCGGTACCCAACAAATATTTGGAACGAACAAGAAGCCAGGGAACATTGCAATTCCCAGGACAGCATAAAGTTTGAACCGGCCAGCGGCTCGAAATCTCAAATGCCGGAAATTCATGGTCAGTCGTGGGCCATAACAGAGTCTGGCCTGGAATCGGTGTTAAATGCTGCTAATGAGGCAGGTAGCGTCCAGGCTATTATGGCAAAGGCTGGGGACAGTCCCAGGGATACGGAATTAACACGATACCGTGGGAACGTGGCGGTCATTGAAGCCATAGGTCCAATGTTCCACTACGAAAATATTTTGACTTGGCTTTTCGGGATGCCAGCAACCGAAACTTTAATGCAGGAACTACAAGCGGCTGCCGAGGATCCGCAGATTAAGTCCATCGTTTTGCAAATAGACAGTCCGGGTGGACAGGTCGGCGGGGTTAATGAACTGGCCCGGCACATACGACAGATTTCCCAGGAAAAAACAGTTAAGGCTTATGTTGCTGACAATGGCGCGTCCGCAGCGTACTGGATAGCAGCCGCGGCGTCCGAAGTGGTGGTGGACGCAACGGCTAAGCTGGGATCAATCGGTGTAGTATTTGGGTTGCGTCAGCGGTCCGATAATTCGATTGAAATTGTAAATACGTCGTCCCCGCAAAAACGTATGGATCCGTCAACGGATAGTGGACGACAGCAGATCCAGCAACTCGCAGATGATCTCGCTGAAGTGTTCATCAATGCGGTGATGCAATACCGAGGTTTGAGCAGAGAACAGGTAACTAGCTTGCAGGGTGGCCTTGCGGTCGCCTCTAAAGCTATTGATATAGGATTGGCTGACCGTATAGGCAGCTTGGAAAGTTTAATTTCCGAACTACAAATTTCAGATAATATTGGAGGTAATAATATGCCAATGAGTATTGAAGAATTGAAAAAAGATTATGCGGAACTCTATGAGCAAGTAAAGGCAGAGGGCCGCCAGGAAGCAGAACAGAATATCGAGGCCAAGCAGAAAGAAGCCAAAGACCAGGCATTAAAGGATATGCTTGATCTTTCCGGGATCCTGTTTGGTGAGCAAGAAAAGGCAAAACTGGAGCAGGCAGTTCAGGCCGGGTTGACCGTGGAGCAGATCAAGGCGGCGCAAGGCCTGTTTGACAACCAGGGACAAAGTAAAGCTGGTCAGGGTGAGGACAAGAAAGATCAACTCATGAACGCCATTGAAAACGGTACTCCGGGACCGGCACCCATGGCCGATGGTAACACCCAGGAACCGCAAGATTTTGAATCTGTGGTCCAAAATTATATGCAGCAACAGGATTGCAGCCGGGGCCAGGCCATAAAAGCGATGGCGAGCAAATACCCTGAGTTGCATAGTAATTGGATAAACCAACATCAAAACACACAGCCGCAATAATTTATGCGCTGCCGTTTTTGTGTTGAGTTTTTAAACTAAAAAAACAATCGGGAGGATATAGAGATGTATAACAACAGTCCAAAGACATTCATCGCAGATTCCGAGGTGATGGGTAAAAGATTGGTCAAGTTGTCCAGCGGGAACGTTGCACACAATACAGCCACCAATTCCGACGAACCCATTGGTGTTACTCAATACGGGGCTGCTGCCGACGAACAGGTGGCAGTTGATCTCCTGGGGCATGGTAAAACTATGGAAATGACCGCAGCCGCAGCCATTAGTGCAGGCGCAAAGGTCTATGCCGCAGCAAATGGAAAGGTTGGAACCACATCCAGCAATAGACGTATTGGAACTGCTTTGCAGGCAGCAAGCGGTGATAACAGTATAATTGAAGTTTTGCCCTACGATTTCTTGGATGACAGCGCTTAATCGGTGATGGTGCAAGTCTGTGAGTGATAATAATCACTAAATATAAAAATATACGGAGGTAATAAATATGCCAAGGCCTACTAATAGCACAAGCGTCAACCGTCCGGATCTTGGACAGTTGGCATACGAATATCTTTTGGGGGCAAGCCAAAGAGGCTTTATCGGAACTCGCGTTATGCCGATTTTTCCCGTGGGTGAACAGTTCGCGCAATATCCGGTTATACCCATCGAAGCAATGTTGAAATTGCCGGAAACAAAACGTGCAGCCAGAGGCGCGTATAATCGTGGTGACTGGCAATTTGAGATGGATAACTATGCTTGCGAGGAACACGGCTGGGAGGAACCCCTGGATGACACCGAAGCCCGGCTGTATCAGCGCTTTTTTGATGCGGAGGAGATATCCACAATGCGCGCAATGGATATATTGTTGCGTAACCAGGAAAAAAGGATTGCTGACAAGTTGTTCAATACAAGCAACTTTACGGCACATGATGTGACCAACGAATGGGACGACTCCACAAATGCAACCCCGTATTCTGATGTTCACGATGGTAGTGAGTCGATGCGAAAAGATGTGGGGGTTTACCCCAATGCTCTGATTATTTCCAAAAAGGTATTTGATAATGTGATGCAGACCAACGAATTGCAGGATTATATCAAATATACCAATCCGGTCTTGATCCAGGGCATGGAAGCACAACGCAGGCTGCTGTCCCAATATCTGGATGTTGAAGTCATCATCGGTGACGCTATTTACGATAGTGCAGACAAAGGACAGAGTTTTTCCGTGACTGATGTTTGGGACAGCGAATACGGTATGCTGGCACGCATCGCTACCAGGGCGCAGGATTTAAGGGAGCCTTGTCTCGGTAGGACATTCCTTTGGACAACTGACAGTCCGAGTAAAGTTGTTGTTGAGCAATACAGAGAAGAACAGATCCGTTCCTCTGTATATCGAGCCCGGCAATATACAGACGAATGTTTTGTATTCACCGGTGCTGGATATCTATTGAGCAACCTGACTCAATAACCCCCTACTCCACCTCCTTGTAACAGCCCGGTCCTTGGTGGCCGGGCTAAAACTGAAAGTGATGCTGCTTATGAAAAACGGATGCGATACATGGGGCGATTGGGAACAGCTTAATTCAGACCAAAAGGATTTTGCAACATACCAATTGCTTACGAATATAGATAGACGGCTTCAGAATTTGGAAAATCGTAAATGGATGAATAGCGTAAGTGCTTTTGTTGGTGGTGCCTTAGGTGGAGCCGCTACAGTTGCGGGGTACCTTTTTATTATTAGCAGGGCTTTGGGGGCATAGATGATAACCTGGACAAAAGCACCAGATTTTAAACCAAGTGAGTTCGCGGAGAACCCGGATAAGTTTGCGGACCCGCAGTTGATTTATGGTCTGCAGGACTACCGGAATTTGCTCGGTAGAAAGGTATTCCCGTCCCCGGTCCCAGGTGCTCTTGCCAGGTCTGATAAGGACAGTCAGCATTTTTATAATCTTGAATCCGGTATCAGATCCAGGGCTGGCGATGTGTTTGTCGAGGGTTGCCCGGCAGAGGCCTGGCAGATTGCAGTAACAAGTCAGCTTTGGGGAGGTGTCGGATTGTATTTGGATACCAAATATAAGGGTAAAAAATGGCCCATGTTACATTTGGACTTGCGATCCCTGGGAGAAAATCACAGCAAAGAAATGGTTCTGTTGTGGATACGGACCAAAAAAGGCAAGTACCGCTACCCGCAGCACGAAAAGGGTGGCATGAAATATTTGTTTAAAACTTTGAAAAAGATAAGCAGGGAGTAAGTATGATAGATGTATCAATTTTTAGCATTGGCGGTTTTTCCGGAGTCGCAATTATAGCTGGTGTTGCCGGGTATGTTTGGGGATACCGCAGGACAATCAAAAAAGTAATTCCCGGAAAAGTGGACGACAAAATATTCAACGTGGTTGGCAATGTTGCCGAAGAACTGAATATTCCGATAGACAAGTTGGCGAAAGAGGCCCGGAAAGACCTTAAAGACGAAGCCAGGGATAAGTTACATGGGAGTACTAAGTAAGATATTTTCGAGTCCTTGGGGCAAGGTTGCAGGACTAATCGTTGACCTTGTTAGGGAGTGGAGGAAAAGACGTGCGCAACGCAAGGTACAAAAGCAAGCTGACCGCATTGCTGATGATCCTGTTGCTAGTGCTAAGCGGATGTTTGGCGACAAAGACGATGCCAAGTAAGCCTACAAGACCGAGTTTGGATATTTGGAACAATACGGACGGCGGCTTTTGCCTAGACAAAGAAGATTCGGCGAAAATGCTTAAATATATACGCAGGTTAGAGCGAGGGTATGAATAAAGTTAAGCAATATTTTATGAACTGGATGATCTTGCTTGACCTTGCGGGAAATACTTTGTTTGGTGGAGATCCGCAGGAGACTATTTCAAGTAGGCTTGGCAAGGCTGTATACAAGCATGACAACAAGTGGGCTTATTATGCCTGCCGGCTATTATCTTGGTTTGACAAGCAACATTGTTTGGGTGCGATTGATAAGCACGTAGGCGATAAGGCCATTTGGAGGTGGAAATAATGAAACATAGGGCAGACGCATACAATACTTTAACTGATGCAACCGTATGGAGTTATTTGGTTAATGGCGTTGGAGTCCAGTTTGTGGAACATCACATCTGCGACCATGATGAGAGCAATAGAAGCGGATGTGTGACGCAATCCCGCAAAACCTACGGCGAGCCGTTGGAGGAATAAGCATGAAATTTTGTAAGTATTGCAGGGAAACAAAATTAGAATCTAGTTTTGCTAAAAACCCAAAAACTAAAGATGGGTTGCATAATAAATGCAAGGACTGTACAAAAGATTATAATCAACAATGGTATGCCAAAAATCGTGATAGGGTTTTGCATAATGTAATAAACTGGCAATCTAAAAATCCAAATAATGTCAGAAAGTATAAGAAAAAATGGGATGAAAATAATGCAGAGTATAAGAGAGATTGGTGTAGGCAGTATGCTAGAAAAAACAGTGAGGCAAGAAAAGAATATAGGAATCAATACAGAAAAAATAATTTAGAGTATGAACGAAATCGAGAGTTACAAAGAAGATGTGAAGATCCTTTATATAAACTAGCACAAAATTATAGAGGTAGGGTTGTAGGTGCGTTTAAGCACGGAGGATTTTCAAAAAACACAAAGACTGCAAAAATGTTGGGGTGCACTTTTGAGGAATTGACAGAGCATTTGGAAAATCAGTTTTCAGATGGCATGACATGGGAAAATTACGGAAAATGGCACGTTGAACATATTGTGCCTCTTAGTTCAGCCGACACAGAAGAAGAACTGATTGAATTATGTCATTATACTAATCTTCAACCATTGTGGGCAGAAGATAACTTAAAGAAAAATAATCGAATAGAGGTGTAACCATGTCCCTAACAGATTTCAACAAATATAAAAGTCTCAAAGTAACAGATGTTTCCGGCCAGCCGACCATCTCCAGGACAGCCTGTCTCAAAATCACGAGCGGTGATGATACGACCACCGGGACAGGCGAGATTGTTCTGGACTGGAGCAACATATCCGACAAATCGGATATTGGCGTTTATGATGAAAACAACAATCTGCTTGATTACCATTTCGAGAGCTTTGATTCGACCAATGAAACTGCGGTGATTTGGGTTTATCGGTCCTGGGTGCGGGATGGGACAGTGCAGGCTAAGATAGCTTATGGTAATGGACCTAGCGATCAGAGTGTTGCGACAAGCACAGTGTTCAGCAAGGAAACTGATCTTGAAGCTGGTTATCTGTTCAATGAAATATCTGGTGATCTACTAGATGTTTCCGGTAATAATATTGATGGTACTGTCACAGGGGCGACGCAGGGGGCAACTGGCATTGTAGATGGTGCCTATAGTTTTGACGGAAATGATGATGTCGTTGGTTTAACTGGCATTTTAGGTTCAGCCCCTAATGCGTTTGCAATATCTTTCTGGTTTTATCCTCGGGATGACGCACTGGGTTTTATTGTTACTCTTTACGACGATATAAACTATTTAATCTCTATGGATGATAGCCAATACGTTTCAAATCCCCGGATGCTGATAGTTCGTGCAGAACAACCTGCTGGCAATTGGAGTAGTCTTGTTACGTATCAATTGCCTGCATTAAGTCAATGGTATCATGTAACAGTGATCTACGATGATTCGGTAGGTCACGAATTATATGTTGACGCAAGCAGTAAGGATACAAGTACAAATACAGACAGTTTTGATACGGACGAGTCAGGAAGTTACTTAGCTTCAAAAGGCAACGAATACTACTACGATGGATTGTTAGACGATGTAAGATTTTACAGCACTAATCCTTCTTCTGACGAAATCACAGCCCTCTACGACGCCACCAAATCCTCTCCCTCGCTGTTCGATCAGGAGGCGGGAGGCGGATTTGCTACAATCTCCGGTCAAGTAACTCTTTCCGGCTCCGGCGTGGAAGGCGTAAAGGTCTTTCTGGTAAACGATACAACAGGCGAGCTTAAAGCAACAATCACAACCGATACAGACGGAAACTATAGTTTTGATGCTTTTTCAGGCGACACCTACCATGTTGCCGTGCAGTATGATGATGGAACGGATAAATATAATGCTTATTCTAAACCTTATTTAGTGCCGTAAATTATGCCACAGTACACAGCGCCATCAGTAGATAACGTCAACTTCGAGCTTGAGACATATTCCGCCCCTGCGCTGGACTCGGTAGATTTTGAGCTTAGTGGTGATAGTGGTACTACTGTTACGGATACGGCGCAGATTATACAGGCTACGGCAACGACCCAGACAGGCTCCGAAATAGGTACTGCCACTGACACAGCTAATACGTTTAGTGCTATAGCGAATGTTTTAAGTTCGCAAGACATAGGGAAAACTACAGATACAGCTAGTTTAATTCAAGTTGCAGCAAATGTATTAACCGTTCCGGCAGGTCAGGTAATAACAGACACGGCCCAACTTACTTTGGCAGTAGCAAATATTTTA